ACAGACAGATGTACAGTGTCACACGAATACATGTTCTTGTTAACAAAGAAACCGCATTACTTTTATGATAATTTTGTGGTTTCAGAAGAAACAGTTGGCCCGAGACGGACACGGCGATTTTCATCTGCCGCAGGTTGCAAAGCCAGAAATCTGGGCGACGGTGACAGCAGCGAGCATAGATACTGGACGGACAACGGCAGGCGAAACAAAAGATCGGTCTGGTCTATTGCTACAAAGCCGTTCAAGGGCGCACACTCCGCAGCGTATCCCGAGGCGCTGATAACGCCGCCGATTTTAGCGGGCACTTCCGAAAAAGGTTGTTGCTCAGTTTGTGGCGAGCCGTGGGTCCGGCAGATTGAAAAAGTCAGATCGAGTGACACTGGTCATGCAGACGGTGCTTATGATAGAACTGTAGGGGACAGAAACGGGCTTGGATTATCAACATTGCGTGGTGATCATTCGTCAGCTACAGTCGGCTGGAAACGAGACTGCAACTGCGAAGGTCGAACGGCTGTGCCGTGCATCGTGCTTGATCCGTTCAATGGCGCGGCGACCACAAGTTTAGTGGCGAGAAACTTAGGCCGCAGATATTTGGGCATAGAGCTATCGCAGGAATACTGCGACATTGCAAACAAAAGGTTGTCATACGATGCAGACATTATAACGGCGGCCGAAAAAATAAAATCGAGTGACTTCGACGATCTTCTAATATAGGTGGTGACATGGAACACGTAACTAAATGGACACCAACGCACGAAATGGCGTATTGGAAAGCTGGCAAAGATGATTTTTATTATCTCGACAATCTGAGGCAGAAAAGTTTGATCTTTAACGTCGACCACTTTTTGCACATGCACTACGGCAGCGACAGTTTCAACGAGCTAATCGCCGTTGACATTGGTGGTGGCGCGTTTGGCGGAGCGCTTCGGTTTACGCAAGGTTTCGGCGCGTCGATACTTGTTGACAAGCTGATCGCGCAGTACGAAGAAATGGGCAAGCTGCCAAAATGGGTCGAGACGATGACCGCGGACTTTGAGAAAATTCCGTTGATGGACAATTCAGCAGACGTGGTTTTTGCCTGGAATGTTTATGGCTGTGCACGCAGTCAATCGCATTTTATAATTGGCGTCGACGAAGCCAAGAGAATCTTGAAGCCGGGCGGTCTAATATTTGCATCTTTCCCAATGCGAGACGAACCAAGAAACGGGCACCCGTATTGTATTAAGGAGCCACTTGTCGAGCGGCAGTTTCACAGGTTCGATATTCTGAAACGTGGCCGAGTTAGCAGGCCGCTATACGTCGACGACACATTGTTCATCGTGGCGCACAAGCCGCACAAGGACTGAGGAGTCTAATGAAACTGCCAGACAAGTTTGTAAATCAGATCGTGTGCGGCAACAACGTTGACGTCTTGGCCGGTTTGCCTGATGGGTGTATCGACTTAACCGTGACGTCGCCACCTTACGACAACTTGCGAACATATAAAGGCTTTCAGTTTGATTTTGAAGGCCTTGCGAAGCAGTTGTGGCGAGTCACAGCGGAGGGCGGTGTCGTGGTTTGGGTGGTTGGTGACGCAACCGTACAGGGTTCCGAGACGGGGACGAGCTTTAGGCAGGCGCTACGGTTTATGGACCTGGGCTTCAGGCTACACGACACGATGATCTACGCTAAGAGGTTCTTTGTTCCATTGACACACAATAGGTATGAGCAAAAATTTGAGTACATGTTCGTTTTTAGCAACGGCAAGCCAAAGACGTTCAACCCGATTTATGAACCGTGTAAAACCGCAGGCCATGTGCAGAATTACACGTCGAGCAAAGAAACAAGCCAGTCGATGCGACGCAAGTCAGAGGTTCGACATATACTGCCGACGAAGATTAGGCCAAACTTTTGGACGATATCGCCAGCGGGTACAAAATACCTACACCCAGCAATCTTCCCAGCGGAGTTGGCACACGATCACATAGTATCCTGGAGCAATCCGGGCGACATTGTTCTTGATCCATTTTCGGGGTCTGGTACAACGGCAGAGCAGGCCAAAGAGACAGGGAGAAACTATCTCGGTATTGATGTTTCAGCCGAGTATTGCAAAATTGCAAGAGACAGAGTAAATTTCTATGCAGACGTGGCGACGCAAGCAGAGGAATTAAAGTCAACCGACTTTGAGGAGTTGTTGGCATGAACGACAAAAAGCCAAATGTAATTCTGATTTATCCAAATCAGGATTACGCAGCGATGGCCGAGCTACACAGGGCGCACCGATTTCCGAATATAAACATGCGCCCGAGGCCTATGTTGAACGTGGGCATGTTGTATATCGTGGCCGCGATACGCGATATTTGCAACGTTCAGTATATCGACAACAATATACACAAACTTTCTACAGCCGACTTGGTTGAGTACATCGAACAGCAGAAGCCGGACATAGTAGGATTCGGCGGCACGCTCACAGAGTGGACCCAAGCCAAAAATATTGCCATTGCAATTCGCGAGTCCTGTCCAAACACAATAACGGCATATGGGGGGCCAAACGCATCGGCGAATCCTGAAAAGCATGTACACTATTTCGATTACGTCTTTCGTGGCTGGGCCGAAGAGTCATTCCGTCAGTTCATTTTGAATTACCAGCAGAAAAAACAACTGCCAAATATTGACGGTGTTTGTTTCGATCCAAAATTCAGACATTCCGGTCACGTATTTATTAGGCACTCGGCAACAGACATTGACGTTAACCAGATTAGGTACCCAGCGAGGAACGTTGTAGACCTTCACAGCTACAAGCGAGAGCAGTTTCCGTCAGTTTGTAAATCGCCGGTTGACATAGTTTGTGCATCGAGAGGTTGCCCGTTTTCTTGTAAATTCTGTTCTTCGAAGTCGATTTGGAATCAGGCGTACAAAATGCGAGACGTCTACGCAGTCGTCGAAGAGGTTCGAATGATGCAACGGCTGTATGGAACAAAGACAGTGCATTTTCGCGAGGATAATTTAACGGCGAACAAGACATACTTAGAATCAATCTGCAAAGGCCTTGAGCCACTTGGCATTGATTGGATTTGTCAATCGAGAGTGAACGCTTTAGACCGTGACACGATCAGAATGATGAAGGTTACAGGGTGCAAGGTGATTTGTTGCGGCTTCGAGTCTGCTAATGACGAGACGCTGGCGTATATCGACAAAGGCTTTTGTTTTGACGATGTGGTTCACACCATCGACAATCTTGAGCGAGAAAAAATGCACTACTCCGGTGGGTTTCTAGTGGGTGTATTGAACGAAGGCGAAGAGGAAATAAAACGCACGCTCGAATTCACGCGGGCCGTATCACAGCTTAACCATTCTTTCGTTCCAAGAGGTGCGGGCCGGTTTGTTGGTTGGCCGACGTCGGAAACATATAAAGAGATTATAGATAATGGCCTAGTAGCATATAACTGGTGTGACGGCGAGCAACTTATCCCAAATACCTACAAGCTGATAGCGAAACAAGTAGAGGATTGTATGAGGAGATACTGGTGACACTATGGAGGAGATACACATATACCAAATCTATTTTCCGTCAAGCGGTAAATGTTATATCGGCCAGACTTCTAACTTGAAGCGTCGTATGATGCAGCACATTACCGGCAAGTTTAATAGTCTTGTACAAAAGGCGCTGATGAAACACGAAGGCTGGAAAGTATCAGTCCTGCACACCTGCAAGTCACGAGACGAAGCAAATAGAATCGAAATCGAAGAGATACGCAACTCCGGCTCAGTCGCGCCAAATGGCTACAACTTGACTCACGGTGGCGACGCAGAAACACCCAGCGAATTAACAAAAGCTAAAATGCGTATAGCGGCGAATAAGCCCGACGTTGTAGCCAAGAAACGGGCTGCAAGCGTTGGCGAAAATAATCCGATGTATGGTAGGTTGGGAGATCAGTCGCCGGGTTTTGGTTGTAATAATCCGATGAAGAATCCTGAGATTCTCGCCAAAGTTAGCGGTAAAAACGCACACTTGTTTGGTAAGAAGGGTGCACAACACCCGGCCTATAGCCGTAAACGGCCTGATGTTGCAAAGAGGAATAGAGTCACCGCGATTCTTCGACGATATAAAGAATATCAGCAAAAGATAAGAGACTTAGAGGCGACGATATGAAGAAACCAAAAGTTTTAGGAATCTTTTGCCACCCGGACGATGAAATTCTCGCAGGATTTCCAGCCTTCCAGAATCCCAACATCGAGCGACACTTGGTTATATTGTGTTCAGATCGAGCACGTAAGGGACCAAACCGCAGACGCGCATTGGAAGAAGTTTGCAAGCAAGAGAACATCACGTTGCAGTATTGTGCCGATTTCGATAATAACTTTTACGCGTTGCCAACACGAAGGGCGAACGTGACACTTAGTGACGTCTGTGGCCAGATAAACGAAATAATTTCGATATGCGTAGATAAATTAGAGCCAGATTATATAATGACACACAATCCGGTTGGTGAGTATGGGCATGGAAGTCACCGTCTATTGTTTGAGCTAGTCTCCCAGCACCCGTTGGCCGAGAATGTGATTTTCACAGACATTTGCCAAAAGTCGAATCACAGGTCGCACGACGAGATACCAAGAAGCGTAAGAGAAGCATATTATCGAAAACGTTTTGACCAAGAGCTATACAATCTTGACGATGATTTTTACAGCAGGACAAAAGCAGTCTATGATAAATATTCTGCTTGGACGTGGGACTTTCCGCCAATCGAAAGGGCCAGCTTGTTTATCATAAACGAAAAAAGTTAAATGGACAGAGAGCTAGAGGTAGTCATGAAACAGAGAACAAAAGACGTCGCGTTGCAGTGTTTGGTATTTGTATTTTTCTTGTGCCTGGCCACAAATGGCGTGTATGAAAACTCTGTTTTGAACAAACGACTCTTGCAGTTGCGCGAGACGTCACTAAGTCGTGACATCGATTGTTTAATGTCAATCGGCGATGTTATCTCGAGCCTTGAAGTTATCAGCCGTGACACGGATGAAAACTTTGCCCTGGCGCAGCAGGACGTGAACGATTTGTTCGGTTACATGATCGACTCTAAGTTCCAAGACATTGCACAGGCCGACGACATAATCGAAGTGGCGAAGTTCGCACGGCGCAATCGTGACAGGCTGGAACAGGAAACAATATTAGCCTTGCCGGGTGTTATAGCCGGCACGATGAAATCGGTTGTGCATATTGAGTGGCCGTCGATCCAAAGACCGAGCCGAAATTCTTCTGGTACGGGTTGGGTGATTGACGCCGAACAGGGCTATATAGTGACAGCCGCGCATTGCGCAAAGAACTTCAAAGGCCAAGCAAAAACAGCAACCGTCGAATTTATGGGCGACCGGAGAGTGCGGGTTGACAAAGTATGGGTTGACCCAAATGATGACATGGCTGTTTTAGTGCTGGACGTCAACGATCCAAATTATATTGACGTGACAGCGCTTAAGCTTGCAGCGGCTTACGATCTTAATCGTGGCGATTTGTTGTTGACGTTAGGCGGGCCGTATGGCTATAAGTTTTCAGCAGGCTTTGGAATAGTTAGCAATCCGTTGGTAGATACTGATGTATTTTATCCCGCAGGCCATAAAGGGAATAGGCTACAATTTGATACGACACAAAACCCCGGAAACTCAGGTGGCGCTTTGGTTAACATCAGAGGCGAGGTTGTAGGTGTTGGCGTTTCAGGGATTAGCGGTTGTGGTAGTGATAGCGGCGTGAACTTTGGTGTCACGCTAGATGGAATACGGTCGAGCCTTGAGAGGTTCGATTTATGGCTTTGCGAAATGACGCAGCCAGGCGTAGTCGAAATGGTAAACTAACAGCAACTGAAACGAGAAGAAAATGTCAGACAGCAGCAGAGTAAATACAAATACGACTGGGGACACATCACCCGTTGCGGTGCCTTGTATCGGCTATGAGCAAATGTCTAGTTCGTGGTCGCTGATTCTTGATTTGCTTGATGGTACACAGGCGATGCGGGACGCGGGCACAACTTGGTTGCCACAAGAGCCGTCAGAAGAGGACGACGCGTACAACGCCAGGCTTGGTAGGTCGATACTTTACAATGGCTATAAGGACACACTGAACAAGTTGAAGAACAGGCCGTTCACGGTGCCCGTTAAGATAACGGATCTTCCCGCGTCTTTGGAATACCTCGAAGACGACGTAGACGGCATGGGCACGTCAATGAGTGACTTCATTCGTGAGATCCTAGCAAACCTTATCAAGTTTGGAATCGCGCATATTTATGTAGATCATAGCAAAGTCACGATAGACCAGCCAGATAGCGAAGAGAAACGCAAGCCAACAATCGCTGAAGAGACAGCGGCAGGCGCTCGCGTTTTTTTCACAAGTGTTTCGCCGGTTGATTTGATAGGTTGGCAGACACAAAAAGTCGAAAACTCAAGCGTGCAAGATTTGACGCAGATTCGAATTCAGGAAACGTCGATCGAGGCTGATGGAGACTACGGTGACGGCGAAGTTGATTATGTGACTGTCTATAACAAGGACGATTGGGAACGGCATCAGAAGTTAGACCCGGAAAAGAATGACTCTTATCAGGAGGTAGAAGACGGCCCGTCAACACTTGGCAAAATTCCGTTGGTCACAATCTATGCGTCCAAAGATGGATACATGACTGCCGAGGCCCCGCTGATGGATTTGGCTTGGCTAAACTTAGCGCACTGGCAGAGCTATAGTGACCAACGAAACATTTTGAAATTCTCTCGGTTCGGTTTGTTGTTTGGCAAAGGTTTCTCACCAGCGCAGGTAAAGTCAGGCAAGATTGTGGTAGGGCCGCGACGTGCTGTTCTGACAAATTCCACGGAAGCGGAGTTGAAATACGTAGAGCCTTCAGGCAAAGGAATCGAGGCTGGTCAGTGGGATCTTGGCGACATTGAAGAGAAGATGAGAGTTCTTGGAAATCAGCCAACAGTCAAAGACATACCGACGACGGCAACAGAAAACCGAAATGACGAAAGTCGAACGGTCAGTCAGCTACAGACCTGGGTTGGTGCTACTGAACGTGGCATGGTGGCCGCGCTCAAGCTTGCGGCCGAGTGGCGCGGTGTTGAGCCGTCCGAAGAAATGGCAATTGATATTTACAGTGACTTCGAGGCTACGATTTTGGGTGGCAGCGACAAAGAGTTACTATTGAAGACCAGAGAAGCCGGTGAGATTACTCGCGAGCGCCACTTACGAGAACAGCAGAGGCGCGGCGTATACTCGCAAGACATGGACCCGGAGGAAGAGGCCAGACTCGCAGCCGCTGAGAAGCAGGCGGACGAGGCAATTCTCATGAAGGATCTAATGCCAGATGGTGACGTTATCGAAGACGAAGACGAAGACGAAGACGATGACGATGACGACCCAGTTGAAGATCCGGTAGACGAAGATGAATAAGAAAATGAAGGCAGTGATACACAAACCGCTGGCTAGGTTACGGAGATTGAAGTAACACGCGTTAAGCTTCGAAGACAAGTTTGTATTAAGAGTTGAATAAAAGATGGCAGGATGACATAGCAGTTGCAAGTAAACTCTACTGCTTTAATTTTTCTTGGTGGCATATGGCACGACCAGTAATTTCAGTAAATCAAAGGTTGCAGGATAAGTACATTCGGCATAGCGTATTTCTCCAACAGCTAACGAAAGGCGACGCCGCGCAGGTCAGTGCATTCGTCAAGCACGAAGTATTTCCGAATATTTACAAAAAGCTCATGGCGGAGCTTAGCAAGAATCCGAACCTAAGGACGGCAGGCAGTCTAAGAAAGATTGCGAATTTCAAACGAACGCTGGCGGCACTGCATAAAATCTCAACCGCCGGGATGATTAGAGCCGAGCAGAAAATTACGAAGCGGCTTGTGGATCTTTCCAAATACGAAGCAAACTGGAATATTAACACAATCGAACGGACGGTTCCGTTGGATATTTCTTTAGTTCATCCGAGTACCGAAGTCTTGAAGACGCTGGTTAATACAACGTCTTTTGAAGGCCACAAAATGTCGACGTGGATGACAAGTTTTTCTGCGTCTGTCCAGCGTGTCATTGTAAAGACTTTGAAGCCAGGCATTGCATCAGGCGAAAGCATTCCGAAGCTTGGCAAAAGAGTACAGAAAGTTTTAGGGAACAAGGCCTACCAGGCGCAGGCTATTGCAAGAACTGCCGCGTCGAGCGTGCTTAACAGAACGCGCGACAAAGTTTTCAAAGCGAACAAAAAGTTGATTAGCAAATATCAGTGGTCGGCAACGTTAGACACGCGAACCACAATGATTTGCATAAACTACGATGGCAAGGTTTGGCTGATGGGTGAAGGCCCGGTGCCACCCGCACATTTTAATTGCAGATCCAGTATGGTGCCGGTGATTACAAGCTGGCAAGAATTCGGAGTTGAAGCACCGCCAGCAGGAACACGGGCCAGCATGAACGGCGCAGTTCCAGATAAGATCACATACAAGCAATGGTTGAGAAAGCAGCCACCTAAAATTCAGAATCAGGTACTTGGCAAAGCGCGAGCCGATCTTTACAGATCCGGTAAAGTGCGAATCGACAGGTTTTTAGACAAGGACATGAAGGTTTTGACGCTGAAGCAGTTGGCTAAACGTGAACAGATCAGCCTAGGCAGGCGAACGGCCACCAAGAGGCTCACAGCCGCCGAGCGGGTCAAGAAGGCCGCTACGGTCAAACAGGAGCCAATAAGGCTGCCACCGTTGAAAGATGCGCCTACCGAGACGGTTTTAGGTTCTACATTCACAGGTTTGACAACCGAGGGCTTCAAAAAGACCATGAAAGAGACTCTAGCAGCCTTTCCAGAGAAGGTCAAATTGGCGGTCTCTAAGTCTGGTTGTAGAATGAAATTTGGCCGGTCTATGGAGGAAATTAGGCCAGACTTAATCGGTCAGCCGGTCAGGGGTTGGCCAAAAGGTTCAGTTTGGAATGACACGGGTGGCGGTCACAGCGTGGCCGATAATTCCATAACCGTTTCAGAATATACCAAAGTTATCAACGGCAAACGTTGGTACATGCAGAAAAACACTAAGGGGGCATTAAACCATGAAATGGGTCACGCATTTGATAACACGACGCCGGACCCATACGCCAGAACCTACAGCCAGACAGAGGGCTTCGTCAAGGCTTACAAGTTAGACAGGAAGTTTATTGTGGAGCACGACAATTTGCAACCGGTTTTCGGCAACAGGTGGTTGGATGACCCTCAAGTTCAGTACGGTTTGCAGGCAGGTAAAGCTGGGCCGCAAGAAACTTTCTCTGAAATATTTGCGTCAGAAATGGGCCAGCGTGTCACTGATAAAGACATGCGAGAGATTTTCCCTAATTGTGCGAAGTGGGTTAAGGATCTATTAGCGAGGTAGGACGATGGCCAGAATACCAACGAAAGAATTATGGATTCCAGCGTATGGCGCGGGCATGACAGGCGGCGGGTATATTGATATTTCGACGCAGTGTTTGGCTTGCAAGCATTGGCGCAGAAAACCTATAACGTGTCGGGCCTTTCCAAAAGGCATACCGATGGAAATATTAGTTGGCGACTTCGATCACACGAAGCCGTTCGAGAGTGACAAAGGAATAACGTTTGAGAAACGAAACTAATTCACAATTTTATGAGGAGAATCAGAAATGGCATTACCGGCGAAGTTAGCGACGCTCGAGGGCGTCGACGAAGTAGTTGCAAAAGAGTACAAGAAAGTTGGCGAGGAGTTCGTCTTGCAAGTTGACAAAGTTGGTGGTCTGGGCCTAGAAGACGTCTCAGGTCTAAAGTCAGCGACCGAGTCACTTCGGAGCGAAAAGAAAATTCTTGAGAAAGAAATCAGAACCGTAGAGAAGACGCTGGCCGAGCATCGTGAAAAGTTTGCGGACTTGGACCCGCAAACGGCCAAGGACGCAATCGAAAAACTGAAAACGGTTTCAGAATGGGACGGCGACAAGAAAATAGCAGAGGCCGTCAAGCTTGCAGTGGCCGAGGCCGATGCGAAGTCGAAAGAACGCACCGACGCACTGCTTGCCAAGCACAATGAAACCGTCGCCACACTGACCACCAGTTTCGATGGGTCACAGTCGCAGCTAAGAACGGCACTGGTGACGTCGCGAATCGTTGAGGCTATTGCCGCGAACGGTGGGGACTCTGTCCTACTTATGCCGCACGTCGAGAAACAGGTAGACATGATAAAAGCTGATGACGGCAAATGGCATTCGCAAGTTCTGAACAAAGACGGCAAGCCGAGAATCGGAGACGCGTCAACAAACGCAGACATGACGATCAACGAATTGATTTTGGAAATGAAAGCAAATCCGACTTATGCACCGTGTTTTGACGGAGTCGGATCAACTGGCAGTGGAAAGACTGCGCCAACAAAAGGGGCCAAGCCGAAGGCCGGAGCGGGCAAAATAATGCACATTCGTTCCGACGATCAAGAATCTATTGATAAGTACGGCGCTCTTCTTGGTTGTGGCAAGGCTGTCATAGATCAGGTTGACTGAACGAACGGGCCAAAAGCCGACATGGTTAAATAAGTTGTACGGTAAAAATCCAGATAACGACGAATAGTGTTAAGCGTCGAGCGCCGGGATGGCGTGACTGGTTGGCAGTGGCACTAGCGCCGGGATGGCGTAACGAGACGGGATGTCTCGCGTGATTGAAAAGAAAAATTTCGCGCATAAACAAAAGGAGCATTAGAAATGGCTAACACAAATACAGTATTAATCCCCAAGGTTCTTCACAGGGGCCTTATGGCACTTCGCGAGCGCGTCATTATGCCGCGTTTGGTCAACAGCGACTTCAGCAACGAAGCCGTGAAGAAATGCACGCAGATAGTTATTCCGCTGCCCGTGGCCGTTGCCGATCAGGAAGTGGCACCGAGCAACGTGCTCGTTGCGCCGACCGACGTAACGCCGACCAGCGCCACATTGTCGCTTGACCAGTGGCGTCACAGCCTTCCTATCGGTCTGACCAACAAGGAGAAAACCGAGATTGACGCCAGCGAAGACTTTCTGCCTATGCAGATGAGTGAGGCCATCAAGGGTCTTGCCAATACTCTGAATCAGTACATCTGGGGCAAGTATACCACGGACAGAACAGGCGTCTATGGTTTCATTAGCAATCCTTCAGCCGGTGCCGCGAGCGCGATACTCGATCCGTTTGGTACAGGCACGACCGACACGTCCGGCGTTAGCGCTGCGACGAACGCAAAGAAAGTGCTCAACGCGCAGCTTTGCCCGCGTCAGGATCGTAGAGGCGTACTGAACTTTAACGCCGAAGCCGCAATGTTGGATCTTGGCGCAATCAGTGACGCTGAGAAAATCGGTTCCAGTGACGTCAAGATAAGCGGCGAGGTTGGTTGCAAGTTTGGTATCGACTGGTTTGCCGATGACCATGTGCCCACGCATACGGTCGGAACCTGTTTTGCCGCTTCACCCGCGGACGTGACTTGCCGAGAGGCCGAGGCCGCGGGCGTTACAGCAATTTCGATTCTTGACGCTGGCGCTGGCACTCTTGTAGCCGGTGACATTTTCACAATAGCCGGTGACACACAGACTTACGTTG